AAAGGCGAGCAGCCGCGCGGCGGCAACCTATGACGCGGTGGCCGGCACGTCCGTTAGCTGGCTCATTCAGCTTCAAGACGCGCTAAACGATCAGTTCAACGCCGTTGGAACATACAAAGTTGAAACCTTTGAACTTGGCACGATCTACAGCAACGTGCCGCTTGACCCTGAAACGGGCTTGCCGCTACGCACAACTTCGAGTATGTGGGCGGTGAACATTTCCGGGCGCGGCATCCGCTTAGCTTCGAGCCTTGCGAGTTCCGGGCAATGGAACTGGAAAACGTTCATCACCGGCGCGAGCGTCACGGCTGATTGCATCAACGCCGGAACCATGCGAGCAGACCGAATCCGCGCCGGCCTATTGACCGACCAGAACGGGCGCAACACATGGGATTTAACCAACGGAACGCTTAGAACAAACTACATGACGGCAAACAACATTAGCGCAACCGGCACGCTTACGAGCGGAACGGACACGGGCTATAAGGCGCGTATTTCAGGCGGAGAAATACAGTTCTACTACAACAACCACGAAACAATAGAACTTGTGTCAATCCCGGCCTACACGGACGGAAACAAAGGCGGATACCTTCAGGCGTGCAACGGCGCAACCTACCTTGGGTTGAGGGCACCGAAGCTTTACACGGCTGAAAACACTTCGCAAGCCGGCACGATAGGTTACACGGGCACGCAGCGGTGCAGCTACTACGAACTAGACGGAGAAGGGCACGTGGGGTTGCACTACCGCTACCGCCTTGCATTCATCAACGGCATCTGCATTGGCAGTCAATCATGGTAGGAGAAGAGACTATGGACAATAACGCGGTTTCAGAAGCAACACGGCACATTGTTGCCTACCTGCTGCACGATGCGGCGGCAAACGTAGAGGGATACATAACCGACTATTCGCAGCAAAGCTTGCTTGACGCTGAAGCCATGGGGCTTGTGATTATCGCCGAATACAACGACGGTTCGCGCGAGGTTGTGCCGGCAATCGAGGTCAAGCAGCCCAACCCCGAAGTTAACGGGGTTGAAGTTGTCTTGCCGCCATACGTTGACGTGAGAATGTCGGCGGTTGTCGAGGTATTCGACGCGCTGGAAGCAATCATGTTCCCCGAAGCAGAGCCGGCAACGGAGACAGGCGCAGCGCCCATGCGCAAGGCGGCGCGCAAGATCACGCCAGAAG